ATGCCCAGCTTCCCCCGCAGATTCGCAGACGGCATAACCAGCCTCACCAACAAGCTGGCCAACCGTCGCAACGCCCAGTCAAGCAACCGCATGACCAGTAGCCGCGTTGACTGGGATGAGCTGCGGGCGATCTATAAAACGGGCGTAGGCAGCAAGATCATTCGCATCAAGTCCGGCATTGCGCTGAACGACACGCTGCAATTTGATAGCACAAACGACAAAGAATATTACGAAACTCGTTTGCAGCAGCACGTTAAAAACGCGTGCAAATTCATGCTGTCATTCGGTCGCGGGCTGATTGTCATCCAAGAGCCTGGCGCGGATCTTAGCCAGCCATTGCCAACAATCAACGACTGGTCGCGGGTCAATTACCAAGTGTTCAGCGGCGACATGGTGTACGTCCAGAGCATCGAGTACAACCTGTCCAGCCCTAACTATTACAAGCCCCAGGCGTACAGCGTGCGCGGGTTCACCATCCACCCGAGCCGTGTGGTCGACATGACCTATGTGCAGCCGGTGGAGTTTGACGCGCCTGAATACTTTTTTCGGTGGCATATCTGAGTTTGAGCTTATCCGCAATGAGCTGGTATCCGACCAGGTGATTCAGCGTGCAGTGCCGGCCATTCTTGAGAAGTCATCGACACTGTTTTACAAGGTGGACGGGTTCAAAGAGCTACTGGCAGACCGCAAGTCTACTGAGCTGGTGGAATACTTCTCACAACTGGAAAGCCTGCGGTCCATTTACGGCGCGGGTATCGTTGACAAAGAAGACGAGATTGAAGTACATGCACAGTCACTAACCAGCCTGGCCGAATCAGATATGATTACCCTGCGCCGCCTGGCCATGGTGACGGGCTTGTCACTGTCCACTCTAGTAGGTGAGCCGCCCAAGGGCTTAAACGGCAGCGGTGAAGGTGACAGACAGGTTGATATGCAGACGATCAAAGGGCTTCAGTCCGAGTACCTGCTAGACAAGATCAACCGGCTGATGACTATGCACGGGCGCGGGCGTGTGTGGTTCAAGGAGAACCAAGGCCAGACTGACAAAGACCGCATCGCGCAAGAGACTGAGGTGGTCAAGAATGCTTTGATCTTGTGGCAGATGGGCATGGACTACGAGAAGTATTTGGAAGACAACGGCGTGATCGAGAATGATCCGTGGGACACGATGTTTAGCAAGCCGGACGACGACCCCGAGCCTACGCCTGAGCAGGGCGGCATGAGTCTTGAGCAGTTGATGGGTGGCGACGGTGAAGCGTGAAGTAAGCGCCCCCAAAGGCGCAACCATCAAAGCGCCTGAGCCGCCTAAGTCAGAGATCCGCCAGTTCGGTAACGCCATTGAGTACATGGTAGACCAGATGGCACAGCGCTGGCGGACGCAGATATTCAGCGAGTTGAATCAGGATACGGTTGCCAAGTTCGCGGACTCAGTAGCCATGCAAGACGCCAAGCAATCCGGTAACTTTGCCAAAGTGTTTCTAGCCATGGCGGCACGTGTACAGCGCAAGCTATTAAAGCAGTTCGACGGCAAGCGTCTTGACAAGATGACCAACAAGTACACCGGCAAGGTCAACCGGCGCAACCAGTCAGAGTTCTACCGGCGCGTGTCTGCAAGCGTGGGGATTAGCCGTGAAGAACTTGAAGCTACCGAGGGCCTAACCTTCCAGATCAACGCCTTCCAAGCCGAAACCCAGCAGTGGGTAAAGAAGATGCGCGACGATACGTTGCAGATGTGGACGAGTAACACGCTGAGGCAGATGGCAGAGGGCAAGGGCTTGCCGGAGATATTAAGCCAGTTCGACGGCATGGTAGAGCAGCGCAAGGGTCACGCGAAAATGGTTGCGCGTACTCAGATTGCCACGTTCAACAGTTTGACCAGCAAGGCGCGGGCGCAGAACTTGGGGATCACTAAGGCGCGGTGGGTCACGTCCGCAGATGAGCGCGTAAGGCCCAGCCACTCTAGCCGTAACGGCAAAGAGTTTGTTTTGTCAGAAGGTCTTTATGATTCAGGAGACGGCAAGACGCTATTGCCTGGCACCGACTACCAATGCCGCTGCGACTATGAGCTAATTATTCCCGAGATGGAGCAATAACCGCACCAATTTGACACCGGCACGCCATAACATTACTATTACACAAACATGCCAGAAGGCTAAGAAATGCCCGAGACAATCCGTAAACAGTTTGCTGATTTGGCTGTCTATTCAGAGACGGCCAGAACGGCTGTGTCTGTGCGCGATGGCGTGCTTGAATACCTTGGCGCTGAGCTTGACCTTGAGCCGCTGGACAAGGTGTTTACTGTCTACCGCTCACCGGCCACCATCGCCAACGCCGCTTACGCCATGGCTGGCATTCCTCTCACTGATGAACACGTCAGTATGGAAGGCCCAGCGCTTGATTCAGGTAGCCGGGTTGAGTCTTCCGTAGTCATTGACCAGCTAGATGAGTCCACGCACTCACGCCTTGCTGTGCAGAACAAACTGGCCGTTAACGACACGCTCCAACGGCTATTGAAAGACAAGCGCCAACTGTCCCTTGGCTATGAGGCCGACTTGGTTCCCCATAGCCGTTGGGACTTTGAGCAAATAAACATCGCACCCCATCACCTTGCCGCTGTACCTGCTGGCCGTTGTGGCCCATTGTGCAGCTTCATTGACCGCAAACCTGATACACCCGTAAAGCCCCGGGAGGGCGACACCATGAAGCCGGAGAAGAAGTTAATCAAGGCGTTTACCGACGCTGAAGGTTCGGTGAGCCTGGAGCAGATCGTGGAGATTGCCACAGGCTTGCCCGAAGCTATCCGTAAAGTCCCAGTTGACCAGCTCGTAAAGCTGATGCCAGCCATGCAGGAAATTATGTCCTACGCTAAAGAGCAGGGCGCTATGCCTGCCGAAGAGCCTGAAATGGAGATGGAAGGCGAAGACATGGAGGGCGAAGAAAAGGAAAAGATGGACGAGGAAAAAGAAGGCGATAAAGAAAACTTCGCTGACTCTTCCAAGTTCAAAGATGCCGTCGCCAGTGCCGTCAAAGGCGAAGTAAAGCGCTACGCCGAAGTGGTCAACAAGGCCCGCAACTTCGTGGATGCTGAGTACGACTTCGCAGGCAAGACCGCCAACGCCGTTATGCGTGACGCCCTGGCCACCCAGAGCACTGACAAGTTCGAAGATGCCGAGCTGTCCGTCGCGTTCAAGTTGCTGCGCAAGGCGAACACTGACTACTCGCAATTTGGTGACACTAAAGCCGATTCCGGTTTGATGTCTCGTATCTCTGACACTTTGGGGGAGAAATAACCCATGTCTTTTGCAAACACTGTACTCCAAGATAACCCGGACCTTGGCCCGGGCGAAGTCATTACCGCAAGCCCTTACAACGTATCGGCTTTCGAGCTTTTCGAGGACGGTCTAGTTGAAGGCCGCTTCGTCAAATACGACACCGGCAGCATCGACAACATGGACGGCAGCGCATCACCAGTTGTCGCAGGCATTGCACGCCGCAAGATCACCGGCGAAATTGGCACCGGCATCTATAGCACCAGCGGGCAAGCGATCGACCAGGTAGCTGAGGTTATCAACTTTGGCTTTGCCACTGTTGCCGTAACCGACGCAGCCACACCGGCTAAGTATGGCTCTGTTCAGTTCGTTAACGCGACCGGCGCAGACGCAGGCAAGGCCACCGACGCCGACGTAGCCACCGGCATCGTGAGCGCGGGCGACGTAGTGTTTTGGGAACCCAAGGCCGCTGGCGTTTGGCTTGTTCGCATCAACAAGTTTTTGTAAGGGGATTGACAATGAAGACTGACATCAAGCGAGTAGAATCCCTATACGGGATCAAATCTTTCGACGCTGCCGCCGAGTACGCGAAGAAGAACTTCAAGGACGAAGGCGGCATCATTCTTGCTAGGAACTTGGAGCACGTAAGCGCCGAGATCTTTACCCAAGAATTTGCGGGCCTGACATTCCTGAATCAAGGTATCGCGGTTAACAACGAAGGCGGATATGCTACCAGCATCCGCAAACTGAAGCTGCGCACTGAAGGCGGCTTCCGCGAGTCCGGCAGCAACACCAACACCACCGGCAAGATCACTTTGTCTGGCGAAGACGACAGCATCCCAGTGTTCACCAAGGAAGCCGAATCTGACTGGTCCGAGATCGAACTGAAGCAAGCAGAGCTTGAGAATATCAACCTGCCAAGCCGGTTCTTTGAAGGTCACGCTGAACTGTACAACCGTGAAATTGACGACATCGGTTATCTGGGCCAGGTTCGCACTGACGGCAGCCAGAAGACCACGGGCCTGCTGAACTACTCCGGCTTCACCAGTGAGAGCGCCGTAAAGACCGCCGCTGCATCAACTGGGCAAGAGCTGTACGACGAGATTGCCGAGCTGATTACCGCTCAATGGGCTGGCGTGCTGAACGTGGACAGCTACAAAGCTGACCGCGTGACCATGCCAGCGACTGTGTACAACATCGCATCGACCAAGATCCTGAATAGTGCAGGGTCTGAGATGAGCGTGTTGCGTGCGCTGAATGCCAACTTCCCGACCGTTACCTTTGGCCTGACAACCAAAGCAGAGGCCGCAGCTGGGGACGCTACATCGTCCGTAACCGTAGCGTTTAGCTCCAACCGTCGGGCGGTACAGTTCCGTTTGCCGGTTCCGCTGAACGTATCCAGCGTACACCAGCGCGGCTTTAAGTATTACGTTGAAAGCTACTTCGGCCTAGCCGGTCTGGACGTAATCGAAGACGACGCGGCACAGATCCTAACGGGCCTGTAAGCCAGTGGCCAGCCGCTAACACAGGGCTGGCAATCTTTACGGAGTGACGTATGGACGATTTTAAAGAGCACAAGTCTATGCCCAAGAAAGCACCGGCACAGGCACCGGCACCGACCGGCATCAAGAACATATCCGGTCGCCGGCATAAAGTGTATGGGCAGATTGTTCAGCCTGGTGCAACGTACACGCTGACCGAGGCGGACAAAGCAGACGAGCATAACGGCAAGCGAATCAAGAACGCCATTGCTTCCGGCAAGCTAGAGCGAGTGTAACTGATGGCCCTTATTGACGACTTCAAGACACGCTTCCCCGAGTTCGACGCCATTACTGTAGATCAGTACGTGCCGATTCTGGAGCCGTTGTGGTCGTGTTATTGGGGTGGCAATTATGACGAGCCATGCGGTAAAGAGATCGTGCTAAATCTGATTGCTCACTTGATCGTGGGGGAGACGACGGCGGGCACCGGCAACATAAAGTCAACTCAATCGAAATCCGTGGGCAGCGTGTCTGTGTCGTATAGCGAGGGGTTCGCGGCAACCAGTGAGCGAATTGGCTGGCTGAATAAAACGCGATACGGGGCCAGGTACTTGCTGCTAACGTCTCGCAGCGCGGGCGGGGTGTTCGTATGACGCTGACGCCAGAGCAGATGCTTGAGCGTACCGGCGCGTACTTGGCCAACCTCGAAAAAGCCAGACGCGGCTATGTAGCCGTGGGCCTTCCGAGCGAAGAAGTGGGCAGCAAGGTGTACGGCGATGGACAGACGGTTGCGACTGTTGGGGCAAGGCATGAATACGGCGCGGGCGTTCCACGGCGGTCATTCTTGCGCGTGCCTTTTACGACCAAAAAAGACGAACTAACTAAAGCCATTGCCAAACAATTTGCAGATGTGTTTGAGAGTGGCAAGAAAGCAGAGCAGGCGCTAGGGTTGATTGGCACCGTTGCCGTTAATATCAGCAAAGGCGCATTCACAACGCGGGGCTATGGCGAGTGGCCGGATATTACCCAGGCCACCAAGGACGCTAAGGGCAGCAGCCAGGTGCTGATTGATACAGGCATCTTGCGCGGCTCAATCACTTACGTGGTGCGCGGCTTATGAGCATCCTCGACGTATCCGACGCCCTCACAGACTGGGAGCGGCCAACGATTATCAAGACCGTAACCGAGTCTACCGTAGACTTTGAGCCCGTCACCGTCGTTACAGGGCGATCACAACTATGCGTTGTGCAGGTGGCGGACAAAGAAAGATCAACCCCGGCACTATTGATTGGTCGCTTGAGTACATCATGGTTCACAGCCGCTCAGGTATCGAGATTGACGACCTGATAGAGCATGACGGGCGCGACTATAAGGTGACTGACCGAGGGCCATGGCGCGGCTATGGTTATGTTGAGGTTGTTGCGGCGGAAACTAAGCGGCCATTGGTGGGGGTCACATGAACGAATCACTACGCTTAACGGCCCTATTCGTGCGCGACCTGCTAGGCTACAACGAGCAGCTAATCCGCATCGG